AGATTAAGCTCGTCTTCGAAAGCCTTGGCCCACTGGCCGATCAGATGTTTTACCAGCTGCAAATCCTGCTGCTCGGTATTGGCGAAGGTGCCGCGCGACAGATCCTGTAGAAATACCGGAGGCAAGCCCCAGATCCGCGCGATCTCCTGAATCTGGAACAGCCGGGCCTCGGTCATCTGGCCCTTGTCTGGATCAATGCCGATCGCCTTTAGCGTATGGCCCGGAGGCATCCCGAAAAATGGTGTCCCGGCTTTCTTCGCCATCTCGATCGCGCGATTGATGTCCGCCTGCGCACGCTTGAAAGCGTCCGCGCCTTGCGGCAGCGGCCCTTCCAGCGCCAGCGGCGGGACACCGCCGCCGGCGAAGAAGGTTGCGGCAAAGTCGTTCATCGCAATAGCGAGCGCGATCGCTTTCCGGCCGAGGTTGACCGGACCATAGGAATCGATCTGGTTCGCCTTCAGCATGAAAGGAACGTCGATTACATCCGTGGCGGGATATTCGCGCCCCTCGAACCGATAGACCTTGCGGCCGCCAACACGCGCCACTGTGGTAAGCGAAGGGTCCATGGGCCAGATGCCTACCGGCTTCGTGCCGATCCGCTCGATCCAGCTTGGCCCGCGTCCGCCGGTAAATATCTGCTGCCACATATAGCGGCGCCATTCGAAGCTGCTCCAATCCGAATTAGGCGCTTCGTTGAGCAACATGGCGAGATCGCCATCGCGCTTGTCGGTACCGCTAAAGGTGTGCAGCGGCAGCGCTGCCATCGTGCGCGACATGAATGTCACCGCGCCAAGCACAGCAGGGACGCAAAGCGCCGCGTCGATCGTGACGGGCGGCAACTGCCCTCGCTGATCGAGCAACCCGAAAAACGCGAAAATCTCTTCCGCGCCCGCGCTGAGCGGGATGGTAGGATTTTCCATTGCGTTGATCGACCGCTGTTCGCGGCCAGTCAACCGAGACCACAGACCCATTAGGCTGCGCTCATCGAATAGTTGGGATCATCCCAGGGAGAGGCAGGCACGTTTTCTTTCTCCTCGCCCATGTGGACACCGATCGTGCTCATCAGCGCGACCGGATTGTCGATCTTCAGATGCGCCTGCCCCTCGGGTTTATTGGGATAGACGTTGTCTTTTTTGTCAGGGGTGCCGACGACGTTGGAGATTTCCCACTCCATCACCGCGTCGCCGCCATGGATGATCAACCGGGCGCGCATGGCGGCGTCCAGCTGCTTCATCGGCTCACTGAAATTGAGCACGGTCGGCCGATATTCGATGACCGGCACGCCCTTCTTGGCAAGGCGCGTCGATAGCTGCGTCGCCTGAAACGGATCGTATGGTACGAATTCGACCTGGAAGCGCTCGACGGCTTCTTCGATCGCGGCCTCGATCTCGTCATAATCAACGATGTTGCCGGTGGTGACGTCCAGCAAATCCTGAGCGTCCCAACCCTGATAGGCCGGAACCTCTGCCACAGTATCACTGGGCAGGAAGTATCGGCCGATCCGGATATAGGGATCGTCCTTCGTCGCCACTTCGCCGATCGGCAGGAATAAATATTCCAACGCGGCGATATCGACCTTCGAAGCGAGATCTAGGCCAAGGATGACGCGCCGGCCGCGCAGCCATTCCAGTGCCAACGCATCGCGGGGATTAGCGGGGATCTCCGGAAATAGGCGGCCTTTGCCGAAACCCACAGATTGAGGTGCTTCGTCTTGAAGACGCCGGCCTTGCGCGGCGTCGCGACCGCGTCGCGCTGCCGGGCGCGCAGGAAGTCCATCGACACCGACACGTCGGCATTCGGATTGGCTTTCCGAAGCGCAACCTCCGATTTCCAGTCGTCGCCCTCGTCGATCGAATATTCGACGAACAGGGTTTCATCGTCCAGAGGCGGCCCGCCGTTATGGCCGATGCCGGCGAGCTTTTTCCTCTCCTCCTGGATCAGCGCATAACAGGGGCCGGCAAGATTATCGCCCGCGGTAGTGATGAGCAGCTGCAGCGGTTGATCGCGCGCGCCCATGCCGGTGACCATGGTGTCGACCTGGCCGTCGTCGGCATGCTCATGATATTCGTCATGGATCGAGCAGCTGGGCGACTGGCCGTCGCCCGGATCCCCGATGATGGTTTCGAATTTCGATCCGTCCTGGATCCGGCTGATCGCCTTGGCCGTAAGCTCGATGCCGAAGCGACGCTTCAGCGCCGGCGTCCGGTCGACCATCAGGCGGGCGGGCTTGAAAACCTCCCACGCCTGTTTCTCGTTGGTCGCGCCGGAATAGACCTCGGCGCCGAACTCATTGTCGGCGCAGAGCATGTACAGGCCAATGCCGGCCGCGATCGCCGACTTGCCGTTCTTGCGCGGCACGACCAGGAACAGCCGGCGGAACCGGCGCAGCCCTTTCCGCGGCCCGGCTTTATGCAGCCACCCGAAAGTGGTGCAGATGATCCAGATCTGCCACGGCTGCAGGACCAGCCGCTCTTTCGACCGCGCCCACTTGCCCTTCGAATGGGGCAGCTTCTCTATAAAGCGGGACGGCCTGGCCGCGGCGTCCTCATCGAAAACATATGGAAACTTCGCCGCCCGCGAGCGGCTGAGCTTCAGCTCATCCAGGAACCGCCGGCATTGAAGCCGGATCTGCAGCCCGGCCGGGATCTTGCCGCTGCAAACATCGCTCGCATATTTGCGCGCGATCCCTGCATAATCCCGGCCTTCCACATCAACCTATGCCGTTAACCGGCGTCGGTAGCGGGCAGAGGAAGTTCCTGAACGCAAACATCCATCCCGCTGTGCACGTAGAAATCACGTTCGCTATGCGGATCGAGGCGCCCAAGTTCCTGCCAAGCGCTTCCATTGATCGGCTGACCGTCCGCGCACGGATAGCCAATTACCTTTACGGGCCAGGCGCAAGTCTTCACGGTGACGGTCGTCGTCATAGCATCCTCCTAAAAATCGTCGAAGTCGCCAGCTTCTTGCTTATGACCGCTGGCAATTTTCAGCGCGGCGGACGGGTTCAGCATCAGATCCCCAAGCAGCGATTGGGCGTGGCGCAGCGCTTCGGACAACATCGCCACGGCAGGATGCGCCCGCTTCATCACCTTGAGCGCGATGACGGTGCTGCCGTCCTTCGCGACCTGGGCAATCTCGCTTGTAAAGGTGCAGCCCTCTACCTCGATGACCGCTTGATACATCGCAATCTGCTCGAGGCGCAGGGCCAGGAGGCCCACATGTTCCGCATAATGTGGGCTTGATCGCTTTTGCTCCTCCAGGATGCCGGCGATCGTCGCAAAGTGTCCGCGCGCAATCTCCGACAGATGCAGCGGCGCGATCATCGGACCGAGCGGCACATCCTCATTGACCTTTGCATCGCGATCCTCGCGATACGTCCCCTGCACTTCTTTCAGCGCCGGGTCTTTCCGCTTGCGGCCAGCGCCAGGCCGGGATCCGCCACTAGCCATCCCGACCCATCACTTTTTACCCTTTGAATTTGACCGCGTAAGTAAATGTCCACAGGCGCGGTCCTAGGGGGGGGAGGGTTGAGGTTTTGACCCTCCCCCTCCCCTCAACTCGGCCGATTTTCGTCCGATTTCCGTTGAAAATCGGTCGAGATGCCTTGCCGAATCATCCGATCGACGCCGATTCGCGATCGCGACTTGGTCGCAATCTCGATGTGTCAGTCGGCCGACTTCCGGTTGCGCCACCGCGATCGGGCGGCCTCCTTCGCGGTCTTCGCCTTACTGTGACGATCGCACAGGCCTTGATAGTTCTCGCGTTCGTTCGCGCCGCCTTCCGCACGGTTGCGGATGTGGTCGGCGATCGTCGTGCGACCGGGGGGCGCTACGCCGATGCGCAAGCACTCGCGGCACCACGGTTCCTCGATAAGGACGCGCTTGCGCATCTCATCGTGGGTCGCGTCATAGCCGCGCTGCTGCCTGCTCTTGCCCTTGCTGGTGACCCACGGTTCCGGCGGTCGCCAGCCTGGCGGCCTGAACCGTGGTGCCTGCTTGGGCATCAGGCTGCGACGGTGCGACCGAACAGGATGATGGAATAGGTGACCGCCGATCCGCTGCCGCTGTTGCCGACGAGCAGGATATCGCCAGTCGCAGGCGTGACGGTCCAGCCCTTCTTGTTGGTGATGAAGGCCACATCGTCCGGCCCCACCACCAGCTTAGGGGTGGTACCAGTGAGCGGTCCATTGAAGGCGTTGGTAGCAGCGCCGAACAGCACGACGTCGTTGATGTTGGCGGCCTCTGCCACGACGACGATCGCCGTGATCTCGGCTGCCGTCACGGTACCGCCCAGCAATCCGGCCAGAACACCAGCCAGGTCCAGGTTCTCGCTCGACGACGCGGCGATCGTGCGGGTGTCGGCCCACAACACATCGGCCTTGCCGAGCGCATCGGTACCAGACGCGATCCGCACCACCTTTTCCAGTGTGACAGGCGCAATCGGGTTACCGAGGTCGGCCGCGCCAATCAGCTTGGCGGCGACCTGAAGAGAGAGGGTGGCTGTAACACCTGGCATAATGGATCCTTTACAGATGACGGCGGCGCTGGGCCGGTCGGGAAATCGGCTGAGCGATTACGCGATCAGCTTCGCCACGTTGGCGCGCACGCGCGCTGCGCGTTCGGCCTCGTTCATTGCAAGGGCCGCCGCGGCCAAGTCGTTTTCAGCTTTAAGCCGGTGCTGCTGCGCGCGATCAACCAGGCCGTAAGCCTTGGCGTTCTGGCTGGCTTCCGCTGCGGCAAGCCGTTCGGCGACCTTGGACAAGACGGAAACGATGGCGTCCACCGACTTCGTCGGAAGCAAAAGGGCAATGATGCCCGCAACGATACTGGAAATATTCATGACGATGGTCCCTCACTGGTTGGCCGGTTCACACCGGCATCATGCTTCCTTGACGGTCTGCGCCTCGATCTCGGCGAGCAGCTGCTCGCCTGTCTCATCGATGGCGCCGACCGCCAGCTGCGCCAGCACATAGCCGGGCACGTAAACCGAATATTCGTCCAGCGTCTCGAGCCAGGCGCGGCTCGACAACCCGCCGACGCTCACCGTCAACCGATGCTGTGCACAAGCGAAGATGCTGCAACTCACGTCACGGCTGCGCCATGACACGACGTCCATCGTGCAGCCTGCGATCTCCGCCGACTGTTCCAGTTTGCGGATCAGGCGGGAGCCCGCGGCGTCGGGATCGGTCAAGGCTCGATTGCCCCGTCCTGTCCCTCCCGCTCCAGGAAGAAGCTTTCGCCCTGCTTGATGGAGAAGCCAAGATAGTGAAGCGGCGAGATCGTCTGCGCG